GATCCTTGTGTTTATTGCGGCATTCCATCCAGTAGTTGGGATCACATCCCGCCGCTCGCTCATGTGTCCCGCATGGTGGATGCTGGCGCCGAGATTGAGGCTGTCCTCCGCAAGGTACCGGCTTGCGTTGAATGCAACACGCTTCTGGGCAGTACTCTCCTGACGACCATTCAGGAGCGGCGGCACGAATTGAAACGCCGGCTGCGGGAAAAATACCGGCGGATCGTATCAATGCCCGAATGGGATGAGGATGAGCTCGCCGAATTGAGCACAGAAGATGCCCGCGAATATATTCGGGCCCATCTCGCGGCTGCTCGGTATTTAAAATCTCGCCTAGGATGGTCGGCCTAGCCTTTAGGGAGGCCATTGGTGCGCTGACGGGCTCGACCCGCCCGGAATTGAACCCCACCCCATTAAAATCGCTGTACGGCCTTCCTAGGGGTTTTACCTAACCCGGGCGGTGAAACCTTCTAGCCGCCGCCTGGATAGCGCCGGCCGGCGTCCCTGTCCTGTGCAGCCGGCCGGTTGCGCTTTCGTTCGGCATCAGTAACTCACGACTTCCTGACGCCAATCCGGTGTTCCTCATTTGTGCTCTGCGACCGAAACGACCGATCCCTATCTGTGCACCATAATTAATTAACCCCAACGGAGGCGACCATGGTGGACCACAAGAACGAAGGCAAAGCTAAAGGCCCGGAGATTGTCGATATCGACCTGACGACGAAGCTGTTGACGATCGCTCACCATTCGGCGAACGATGCCGGGCTGCGCGCCGTTCATGCTGCGGCGCGGCATCAACTTCATGAGCTCAACGCCGGCATCCAGGCTGAGATCGACAAGGTTAATAAAGCCGCTGCGGACAAGATTGCGGCCGATGAGGCCAAGGTCGTTGAGGACGCCCGCCTTGCCAAGCGCAAGGCTGAGGACGAAGAGGCTGCCGCGGCCAAGAAGGCCGAGAAGGTCGAGCACAAGAACGAGGCCCGGCACCCTTAGCGGCGCTGGCATCGGCGCGCAGACGGCTCCTGCGCCTGCTGCAGTATCGCTACATGCAACTGATCCTGCAGATCGGCAGGAGCAAGAACGGCTGCAATTGGATTTCCGCCCCCGATCGTTCCCCGTTGGCGACCTCCTCCAGGGAACGTGGTGGAAACGCGCCAACCCCCCGGGTTTCATGACGCCCGGGGGGCTGGACGTGCCAGCGTTTCCTCTGGAGCAATGGGCCGGATCGCACGGCCCGTCCGGTAACCCTCCGGGTAGATGAGCCGATCAGAGGCCCGAGCGGACAAGGCGTAGGCCAACGCGACCGGCTCGGATGGTGGAATACACCATCCACGCCGCGACCGTCAACGGGGTGTTGCCTTTACGTCAATACGCTCTGTGGATTAACCTGCCGGGGATGACATTCTACGGCGCAATCTACTGGCCGTCGCCCGAGACTTGCCTGGACGACGAGTTTGACGTGCCCAACCTCGCCGCCGATCAGGAGCTATGTTGCGCGATTGCTGCCGGGCGGTGGGGGCTGCACCCCGATGGCTGGGGCAATCACGACCCGCTACCGCTGAGGTGGTTGCTGCGAAAACGGCGCCTGCCGGAGGTGAGTTACGATGAGGGGCCGGTTGATCCGGAGTGGGAGGCCCAGCACCGGCGCCGGCCGGTGGAGAATCCAACCAAGCCGGCCAAGCGCAAGCCGAGGCCCGAGCCGCCACCTGCATGGCATTGGGTGCCGCAGGTACCGGCAGAGTGGGAGCGCGCGCGCAGTGGCACCATCGAATTGACTTGCGACGTGTGTGGCCAAGCGTTCGGGCGACACCTGGTCTATGGCCCCGGCCAACGGGAGGCGATGGCGGCGGGCCTGCGGGCGCTGGGAGCGCAGTTTGGCTGGATCCACATCGACGGGCGCGATCGCTGCCCGACGTGCTCACCCGTTGCGCCAAAGAATGTAGGCAATGGCGCAGGCGAGCGTCAGGGCGATAAAAAGTACACCAATGGCGGTTAGCAACACGACCACATCGCCGCTCATATAATATCCACTTGACGTGGCCCACGTTCTGTGCCCATGATGCCCTCCTTAATGGAGGGTGACGATATGAGCAAGCACACACCGGGGCCGTGGACGGCCATCCCCGACGATGATGGCGATGAGGACAATTGGTATGTCCTGACGGAGAAGGAAGCCGCGATAGCGGTCGGTCTGTATGGGCCCGACGCCCGCCTGATCGCCGCCGCGCCCGATCTGCTGGCGGTGCTGCAAGACCTCGCCGATGTGTCTCGCGGCTATCTTGAGCACATGGACGCGGAAGACATTGCGGCGCTGGAAGCCGCCCGCGCCGCCATCGCCAAGGCCGAGGGCGGGTCGTGAAGCGCGCTCTGATCTTCGCAAGCTACGTTGCCATCGCCGTGGCTGATGTCGCCCTTGGACAACCCAAGGAACCGCCGACCTATTATCCGATCCCGCCCAGCATGCAGAAGGCATTCACGGCCGCCAATCCGCTGCTGGAGCAATTATCGCGGCAATCGGCCGCCAAGACGGCGGAAATCGCCAAGACACAACCGCAATACGCCATCATCCGACGGGAACAAGGATGGACGCCGGGAACGGTACGGGAAGCAACGCCCGGAAAAGAGCCGGAAACCGTGGTGATCAAGTTCGGCGCCGGCGGCCGCATGGACGCGCATTATCAACTCTACACCGACTATCGCCGTGCCAAGACCAAGGTGGAGGTTCGCGGCCCCTGCTATTCGGCCTGCACGCTGGTGCTGGCTTATGTGCAAGACATCTGCATTGCTGAAGGCGGCTTCATGGCGTTCCACGCCGTGCGCTCAAAGGAAACCGGCGCGCGGATGGATTGGGAAACGCGAATGGCCTATTCGAGCATGCCGACGACGATCCGAGGTTGGATCGATAGCAACGGTGGGGCCGACAATCTGCCGCTCAACGGCTACTGGACGCTGCACGATCGCGAACTGTGGGCGATGGGCTATCCGAAGTGCAATTAGGAGGCGGCGATGGCGTATGATCCGCGAATGATGCAGCAGGGCGGCGGGTTTCAACAGAACCGCTGGTGGGAGCAGCCGCAGCAGCGTGGCCAATCGGCCAATCTGGACGAGCCCGCTAGCCAATCAGCCAATTCGCCAAAGCCGCAGCCGAGCCTGTTAGATATGCTGATGTCATCCGGGCTGATGAAAAAGCAGGGTGGAAAGACCTCGGGCAATCAGGCACTCGACACGCTCGGCCCGCAAGGCGCCATGTTTAGTCCGCTGTGGCTCGGCAGCAGCATGGGCCTGCCCGGCGGCGGCGGCTGGGGCGGTCCCGGAGTAAAGTAGTTGCTCACCTACGCCAAGCGGCAGGAATTGTGGGAGTGGTGCCGTCGTCACATCGACACCGAGGCGATCTATCGCGTTGACGACACTCACCCGCAACTAGTCGGCAAAAACCCGAAGGGCAACTACACGTTCCAGTTCTACCTGCGCCGCGCCACCTTCCACCCGCAATTCGCGCGCGCGCTCGGGCTGCTGTTCTGGGACCATTTCCTCGAAATGTACCGAAATCAAACGTTTCAGATCTGCGCGCCGGAGCCCTCTGGACCGCCGATCGCCGCGGCCATCCAATCGGCCGGCACATTGCTCGGGATCAGGGTCAACGTGTTCCAGGCGCGGCGCGAGCCGAAATCCTTTGGCCTGGACAATTGGTTCAACGGCAAGGTGCTGCCTGACGTGCCGGTGCTGATGGTGGAGGACATCGCGGCTTCGGCGCCGTTTCTGCTGCGGGCTTCGGTGCGGGTGCAGCAGAAGCTCGGCCTGCCGCTGCATCGCAATTACTTCACCATCGTTAACAAGGTGGGCCCGGGCTTTCGCAAGGAAAACCAGCACACCGAGAACTACCTCGACGGGCAATTGATCGCGCTATTTACGTTCAATAACTTCGCCAAGAACGCGGAGGACTTTGCTTGGAAGTACGGGCGCAAGCAAAACTGGACGGGGATGGTGGCGTAGTTTCACGTGAAGCATTGCCGCTGCATCCGGCCAAGCGGGCATCGCTGCTGCAGGATTGCCGGGCCTACCTCGACCATCATTGCATTTTCCGCTCGCCGCCCGGGCCGCCGCTGCTGACCTCCTACGCTGGCAACCGTGCACGCTGGCAACTCTACATGCCGGTGGCGGTGCTCGATCAGGAGTTCATGCGCCGGATCGCGCTGCTGTTCTGGGACCAGTATCTGCCGGATTTCCGCCGGCGGCCGTTCCAACTGTGCGGGATCGAGAGCGGCGGCGTCCCGCTGGTGTGCGCGCTGCAGGCGGCGGCGCTCGCCAACGACACCGTGGTCAATGCTTTCGAGGTGAAGAAGGCGCAGAAGACCTACGGGCTCAAAAACTGGCTTGAGGGTATCGTTCACAGCGACGTGCCGGTGCTGCTGGTCGATGACGTGGTCGGCGCTGGCCTGACCATGCGGACCCATGCCAAGCGGCTGGCCGACTTCGGGCTCGAGCTTATGGGCGCCTGGGCGATCGTTGCTGGCAATCCGGCATTCCCGCCGCCGCGCAAGCTCAAGCTCGGCCAGCGTGATGCCACCGTGCAGACGCTGCTTAACCCGCACGACTTGAATTGGTCGCATGAGCAATACGTGGCGCGCTACGGCGGCCGGCCGCAATTCGCAGGGGTAACCCGATGAAACAATCGCAGGAAGATGCCAACTACCGCCGCGGACAACCGACCAAGCATTGCGGGGTGTGCCTCTATTACGAGGGCGAGGATACCAAGTCCTGCTCCCAGGTGGACGGCCCGATCTCCGGCTTTGGCATTTCCGATGTGTTCAAGATGCAGTCCAACCCCTTTGGCTCCACCATCGGGCCGAAGGAAGCGGCGATGATCGATAACATGATGGCGACGGGGCCGGATCAATCGCCCGAAGTCGCGCCGCCGCTACGGATCGGCAACCGCACCTATTGAGGGCTTCCCCATGACCGACCTCACCTCACCGTGGTCTGCCGCGGACGAAGACGAATGGATGCCGCCCGCGCTGGTGACCACCTTTGGCGGCGGCGAGGGTGAAGGTGAAGGTGGCGGTGGCGGCGAAGGTGAAGGTGGTGGCGGCGGCGAGGGCGAAGGTGGTGGTGGTGAGGGTGAGGGCGGCGGCGAAGGCGAAGGCGAAGGCGAAGGCGAAGGTGAGGGCGGCGGCGAAGGCGAAGGCGAAGGCGAGGGCGAGGGTGAGGGTGAAGGCGAAGGCGAGGGCGAAGGAGAAGGAGAGGGCGAGGGAGAGGGAGAGGGAGAGGGAGAAGGAGAGGGCGAGGGAGAGGGAGAAGCTGGTGGCGGCGGTGGTGGCGAGGGTGAAGCCGAGGCCGAGGCGGAAGCCGGCGGCATTGGTGGCGGCCTGGGCGGCCTGGGCGGCCTGGGCGGCCTTGGTGAGGCGGCAGCGGCGGCAGCCGAAGGCATGGGCGCCACGAGTGGCGTCGGCTACGGCCAGGGCGGCGTAGGCACTGGCGGCTTCGGTACTGGCGGATTTGGTGGTCCTGGCGGCGCCTTTGGCGGGTTTGGCGGCTGGGGCTCGGGTGTTTCCGGCGATCCGGGCGCAGGCCCGGGCATGGGTTATGGTGTCAGCGGTGATACCGGCCTCGGCGACACCGCCGGGCTGGGCTACGCCGGCGGCTGGGCTGGCACTGGCACGGCTGGCGTAGGTGGTGGCCAAGGTCTAGGCGGCGGGCTCGGCACGGGCGGCATGGGTGCGGCCGGCTGGGGCGCGGCTGGCTTCGGCGGCGGCCCGGGCGGCATCGGCGAGGGTGTCGGCTACGGCCAAGCGGGCGCGGGCCTCGGCGGTTTTGGTCTTGGCGGGACCGGATACGGCAACACTGGCGGTTTTGGTTTGGGCAGCGCCGCCGGCGCTTTTGGCTCGGCCGGCATTGGTGGGCTCGGCTATGGTGGTGCCGAGGGCCTCGGCACCGGCGGCCTTGGTGACACCGGCTTCGGTGGCTTCGGCACCGGCTTCGGCACTGGCTTTGGCACGGGTGTTGGTGGGTTTGGTACGGGCACGTCTGGTGCCCAAGGCAGTTTCGGCGAAGGCTTGGGCGTTGGCACCGGCTTCGCGTCCGGCTTTGGCGGGCCCGGTGGCGTTGGTGAGGGTGACCCGTCCGGGGCGCCGGGTTTCAGTGCCGAGGGTGAAGGCCGAGGCGGCTCTCCCGGCTTCGGCTCTCCGGGCGAAGGCCCGGGCGACTTTGGCGGCCTCGGCACCTTTGGCGGCCCAGGCAGCAGCTACGGCAGTGGCGGCATTGGCTTTGGCAGCGGCTTTGGTGGTCCTGGCGGCCTCGGTGGCGTTAGCGGTGTTGGCGGTGTTGGCGAGAGCCAGGGCGTCAGCGGCATGACCGGCACAGGTGGCGTCGGTTATGGCCAAGCCGGCGTTGGCCTCGGTGGCTTCGGCACCGGCAGTTTTGGCGATGTTGGCACGACCGGCGGCATTGGCGGCGGCCCCGGCACTGGCCTCGGCAGCGGCTTTGGCGCCGGTTGGGGCACCGGCGGTTTTGGCGGCAGCTATGGCGCTTTCGGTGGCCTCGGCGGCTCCTTCGGCGAAACCGGCCAGACCGGGCAGACCGGGCAGACCGGGGCGCAGGGCATGACCGGCACCGAGGGCGTGACCGGCTTTGGCCTGGGCGATGTCGGCAATCCCGGTTACGAGGGCTGGGGCGTGACCGGCAGTCTGGGCGACCCCACCGGGATGACGGCAGGCCCCGGCAATGTCGGTTGGGGCGCGCTCGGCGATGTGAGCGGCAATCCCGGCTGGTCAACAGGTGAGTTCGGCAGCCTTGGTGCGGCGCCCGGCGGGGCTTTTGGCGCTACCGGTCAGACCGGAAATACCGGCGTCACCGGTGGTCCTGGCATTGGCACTGGCTGGGCGGGTTGGGGCGATGTCGGCGCGGCCCCTGGCTGGGGCTCCATGAGCGGTGGGCCCGGCTGGGCCGGCGGCCAGTTCGGCGCCTATGGCGGCTTCGAGGGTGATCAGGGTCAGGTGGGCAATTTCGGCGCGGCGCAGACCGGCCTCGGCGACGTGAGCGCGGTGGGCTACGGCGAATTGGGTGAGGGCAAGGGTGGCGCCCCTGCCGGCATGACCGGCACTGAAGGCGTGACCGGTTTTACCGGTGAAACGGCCGGCAACCCGGGCTATGAGGGTTGGGGCGTCACTGGCGGCAATCTCGGCGCCAATACCGGCTGGACTGGCCTCGGCGCTCCTGGTTGGGGTTCGCTCGGCGATCTCAGCGGCGCCCCCGGCTGGGCAACGAGCTTCGGCAACCAAGCCACGACCGGCGCGCCGGGCGGCTTCACCGGCGGCGCCTTTGGCAACTTCGGGGTTGGCGCTCCTGCTGCTGCTGGCGCACTCGGCTTTGCCGGCTTGGATGCAGCGGCGGCCGGCCGTGGTGATCCGGGCACCGTTGGCCAAACCGGCCAGACTGCGGAAAGCACGCATGGCCAGACCGGTCAGGTTGGCAGCGGCAAGGGTGGCCAGCAGGGCTATCAGGGCGGCAACGTCGGCATCACCGGCGCCGTGGCCGACGCCCTATCCATGAACGAAGCACAGACGATGGCGGCAATTGCCGCACAGCAAGAGGCTCTGGCGGCCATCTATGGCGCACCACCGGCGGCCCCGGCCGATAAGGGTGCAGCACCCTACGGCAAGGATGCGAGCAATCCGTTCGGCAAGGGCAATGAGGAAGCTTACACCGGCAAGAGTGCGCAGACGCAGTCCGAGCAGGAAACGGAAACCCCGTCCAAGGGGCTCGATCTGTCGCAACTGTCGATGGAGTACGCCAACCCCAATCTGGGGATCCTGGGTGCGCCCTCGCCGGCCGACAACACGAGCCAATCCATGGGTGGCCAGCCGATGTCACCGATCTATGATCCGCGCACCGGCCAATATATCAACCCGCGCACCGGCCAGCCGGTGCTGCCATCGCCCTTGCCCTCGCTGTTCGACATGGCCACCGGTGGCGGGGCACGATAGGAGATACCCATGGGCGCCCGCAAACGGCCGAAGGACTTGGCTCCGTTCCACACCGCGGAGTGCCGGGCCAAGATCAAGGCGACGATGCTCATTCACCGGCTGCAGGCCCACATCTTCGATGGGCTCGAATTGAGCATGTCGCAGATCAGGGCGATCGACATCCTGCTCAAGAAGATCATTCCCGACTTGACCCGCACCGAAATCGCGGCCGACCTCAACGTGCGCTATGTTGCCGAGCTTCCCAAGGTGCTGACGCGCGAGGAATGGGTAGCCAAGTATGGCGCCAACCATCTCGATCTGAAGGCGCTACCGGTGCCGGATAACGGAAGCGGCAATGGCTCAGTACAGTAATGGACGCGCGCACCGATCTAACCGAGCGGGTCATCTGGTCGCCCGGGTCAAACTGGGCGCAATGGGCGCTATTGGAGTGCCCAATTTTCGAAGTGTTCTTTGGCGGCGCCCGTGGTGGTGGCAAGACCGACGGCGCGCTGGGCGAATTCATGGTGCACGCCAACGCCTTTGGGCAGCACGCTGCGGGCCTGATGGTGCGGCGCACCTATAAGGAGTTGGTCGATACCATCGAACGCTCGCGGGCGATCTATGGCCCGTTGAAGTGGACCTATAACGAAACCGAAAAGCTCTGGCGCGATCCGCGTGGTGCGCGACTGCGCTTCGCCTATCTCGACCGTGACAGTGACGCCGAAGGCTACCAGGGCCACAGCTACACCCGCGTTTATATCGAGGAGATCGGCAACTTCCCGTCGCCGGTGCCGGTGTTCAAGCTGTTCGCCACGCTGCGCTCGGGCGCCGGCGTGCCGGTGGGCTTCCGGGCGACGGGCAACCCGGGCGGGCCCGGCCACCAGTGGGTGAAGGCGCGCTACATCGACCCAGCGCCGCTTGGCAATCAGGTGATCCACGATCCCGTCACCGGGCTGGATCGGATCTTCATCCCGAGCAAGGTGGATAATAATCCATTTATCGACGCCGAGAGCTACAAGCAGCGGCTGCGCTCGAGCGGCAGCAAGGAATTGGTGCAGGCGTGGCTTGACGGCGATTGGTCGGTAACGCTCGGCGCCTTCTTCGACTGCTGGTCGACCGCGCGGCATGTGGTGCGGCCGTTCGAAATCCCGAAGGAGTGGCTTAAATTCCGCGCGATGGATTGGGGCTCCGCGCACCCGTTCTGCGTCCAATGGTGGGCGGTGGTGTCGGATGATGGCACCTACGGCGGCAAATTCCTGCCGCGCGGCTGCATCGTGCTCTACCGCGAATGGTACGGAATGCGCCCGGGTGAGCCCAATGTCGGCATCAAGATGAATGCCGACGAGGTGGGGAAAGGAATTTCTCTGCGGGAAAAAGACGAGGAAATATCCTACGGCGTGCTTGACCCCTCGGCGTTCATCCAGGACGGCGGGCCCTCGATTGCCGAGCGCATGGGGACGGGCTCGCAGGGCAAGGTATGGTTCCGCCGGGCCGACAATAAACGTATTCACAAGACCGGCGGCTGGGCGAACGGCGGCTGGGATGTCATGCGCTGGCGAATGGAAGGCAACGACGACCTC